CCGCAAGGATGGCAGCCGAGGGTAGGACGGCCGAGGAAATCATCCAGGAATATCCGAAACTGACGGCAGAGGAAAAGGCCGAAATACTGAAAGAGCTTGAGACACCTTGTTATTACGGTTGAGTTGAGATATAACCAACACCTTACTCTAGCGAATTTTACGCATGAGCAGTTAAGCCAGTACACACATTACCAATTAAGAAATAAGGTGATTAGCTGATGGCTGAATCTACGCCGAATTATGAGCTAAAAAACCTGGCGACGATGATTTTTATGATGTGAAAGACTTTAATGACAACGCAGACATAATCGATGTAACTAAAGGTGGTGAACGAATAGATAATGAATAAAGATACTTCGACTTTCGGAACGTATTGATTTAACGCAGGACGAGGGGGCTTGTTCCTCCTCACCCCTAATATTATTAAGAGGTGATATTATGGAGCAAGCCGCACAGAACGCAACTAACTCAGACTTAATTAGCAGGGCAGCTGAATTAGCAAAATACAGTGACAGCACAATTATGATTCTATTGGTGGTAATAGTTATTTTGATTTTAGCTCTTATACCGGTAATGAAAACAACGGCTTCTATAAACCAGGACAAAAAGAAATATGAACTTGACCGAGAAAATACAATCATTCGAGTGGTGCAAGACAATACAGAAGTAATCGCCTCCTTAAAGACACTAATCGAAACAGACCAGAGATTCTGTGCTGATTGTAAGAATGACCAGATGCATAATTTTAGAAAAATATTTGATAACCAGGAAACCGTTAATGTAAGACTAACTGAAATATCCGCATGTCTAAAAAGAGGAGGTAATGAAGATGAAAGAAAGACTGGCTAAACTTATTGACGTGAAGACAATCACTACATTCGCGATAGTGGGCACCGTCTGCTATCTGGGTATAGTAGGTAAGATTTCTCCGGAGAATATGTTTCAACTAGCACTAATCATCATAGGCTTCTACTATGGGACTCAGAAGGAAAAGAAATCGGGGGTGTAGTAATGTCATTCACAAATCGTGGTCTTGTTGCTCATGTTAAGAAAGCCCTGAATGAAAAATGGGGATATGTCTATGGAACTATTGGACAAATCCTCACTCCTGCTATTCTTGACTATAAAGCAAAGCAATATCCTGGTAATGTAACGAAATACCTTGATTTTATTAAATCAAACTGGATGGGAAGACGAACAGCAGATTGTGTCGGCTTGATAAAGTCATATATATGGTGGAATGGTGGAAACATAAAATATTCCCCCGACACCGACGTCAGTGCAAACGGTATGAGAAATAAGGCGACTGAAAAGGGACTAATATCAACTATACCTGAACTTCCCGGAGTATGCGTTTGGAAAAATGGGCATATCGGTGTATATATTGGCAACGGTTGGGTTATCGAGTCCAGAGGCACTAAGCAGGGGGTTATATTATCCCCTCTTAAAGGTACAGGCTCAGCAGGATGGACGGAATGGCTTAAATGTCCATTTATTACATACGAAGAAATCACAGGGTTAATGAGAGGAGATAAGGGAGATGATGTTAAATCACTTCAAACCAATCTTAATTCTATTGGATACTCCCTTGTAGTAGACGGAAGTTTCGGGAGTGCTACTGAAGGTGCGTTAATGGACTTCCAACTCAAAAACCAAATCATCCCAACTGGTATAGCAGATAGTTCAACAATAGATGCAATAAACAAGAAACTTCAGGTTTCAAGACAACTCACCTGGCAGGAGATAATTGACAAAGTCGGTGCAGCTCCTGATTGGAAACAGGCTATAAATACGGCAGTTAGTATGGCGAATGCTGATGGGTCTCTTGGTGAAATTGAGATACTCAGATTCCTGCCAGAATTGATTGTCAAAATTTATTATAGCAAATAATCTCAACCTCCCTTCTACACTTTGAAAAGTTCGTATGCTGAAATATGCTACGAACTTTTCTTAATTTCTGAATAAATTATTATAAGAAAGTCTTTACAACCGAGTGAATATGTAGTACAATATAAATATAAAAAGTGTGACAAGTATAATCCATCACACAAGGGAGGTTATCAAATTGATTACCATCGAGATAAAGGCAGCAACAAATCTCAACGGAGATAATTCGTTATATGTAACTTTTCCATATGATTTGGAACTTATTAGCGTCGTAAAGCGTAGCCCGTTCCGTCATTATGATCCTGCAACAAAGACATGGGAACTTCCTGAGAAGCAACTTCCAAAGATCTTGGAAGGTTTCGGAAACAGGCCCATCACAATAAAAGCGAACATTGACACAACAGAGTCAAAAGTTATTGAATTACCGGAAGGGTTTAACTTCAAGACAAAGCCTTTCAGCCATCAGTTAGAAGGATTAGAGTATGGGCTGAATAACGGACGTTTCTTACTCGGAGATGAACAAGGTCTAGGGAAGACTAAGCAGGTAATAGATATCGCAGTTGCGAGAAAGCTCATATATGGATATAAGCATTGCTTGATTATAACGGGCGTAAATGGTTTGAAGTGGAACTGGCGGAAAGAAGTTGCAACTCATAGCAACGAGAAAGCTTGGATACTTGGAACCAGGTATAATAGTAAAGGCAAGGAGTATGTTGGAAGCAACCTAGACAAGCTGGAAGACTTAAACCATCTACCCGACTCATACTTTTTGATTACCAATGTTGAAAGTCTTCGTCACGAGGGTATCTGTAATAAGATACAAGAACTCTGCAAGAAGGGTGTAATTGGAATCGTTGCTATCGATGAGATTCATAAATGTAAGAATCCGTCATCACAGCAAGGCAAAGCAATCTTGAAAATTCAGCCAAAGGACCGCATAGCGATGACTGGAACTCCTTTAATGAACACTCCGCTGGATTTATACATCGTCCTCAAGTGGCTCGGATACGAGAAGCACTCTTTTTATCAGTTCAAGAAGCACTTCTGTATCATGGGTGGATATGGTGGATATGAAGTTATCGGATATAAGAACTTATCTGAACTTCGAGAGCAGGTAGACACTATAATGCTTAGAAGGCTCAAGAAAGATGTTCTTGATTTACCTGACAAGATATATACGACTGATTATGTTGAAATGAGTCCTGCTCAGGAAAAGATATACAACGATGTGCTTGATGAGATTCGCGATAACATTGACAAGATTAAGCTGTCGAATAACCCTTTAGCACAGCTCATCAGACTTCGTCAGGCAACTGGGTTCACTGGGATCTTGTCATCATCAATCAAAGAGTCAGCAAAACTCGACAGGCTTGAAGAATTGGTAGAAGAAATCACAGCATCTGGAAGAAAGGTAATCGTGTTCTCGAATTGGACTGATGTTACTAAACCTGCTTATGAAAGGTTGAAGAGATACAACCCTGCGTATATAACTGGTGAAACCGTAAATCGCGTCGAGGAGGAGAACAGATTTCAGAATGACCCTAGATGCAAGGTAATCATTGGTACGATTGGTGCTATGGGTACTGGATTAACGCTTACTGCTGCCGATACTGTCATATTCCTTGATGAGCCTTGGAACAGGGCACTCAAAGAACAAGCAGAAGACAGAGCACATCGTATTGGAACTGCCAGCAATGTCAATATAATCACGCTTGTATGTCAGGGAACAATAGATGAAAAGATTTCACAACTCATTCAGAAGAAAGGGGCGATGGCAGACATGCTCGTAGACGGTAAAGTACCAGAGCAAAATAAATCGGAACTTATTGATTGGTTGATAAGCTAAGGAGGTCATTAAATGAAAAAGAACAGAAAGACACGAATCGCAATGATTGACATAGCATTGCTGTTAGGAATTCTCATGCTGATATTCCTGAAATGCTCAGGTAATTCAGCAGCTGTGTCATCTGAAACCGAAATACCTATTCCAATGAGATCTGAGGTTCCTGGTGTATCCATTGTGTCTCAGGAACAACCTTCAGAAGTCAACGAGATGTCCTTACCTTCAAGATCAGCGGAAATTATCGAAGAGGAAATCACAGATTTCTATCCACTGTCAGAGGAGGAGAGGGAGTTGATACTTCGAGTAGTAGCTGCTGAAAGCAGGGGAGAGTCACTAGAGGGTCAGATGGCGGTATGTCAAGTCATACTTGACAGATGTATTGAGTGGAACAAGCGTCCTATCGAAGTTTTGACAGCTGAACATCAATTTGCAAAACCTTATAAAGGTGACTTGAGTGAGTATCCATCAATAGAAAAAGCTGTATCCGCTGTTTTTACTGACGGTGAACGTATATTCGAAGATACTGCATTGTTTTTCTTTAACCCAGCCACGGCAAACCCAGCAGCGGTAAGTCAACTTCGTGAATACAACTTTTTAGCAACAATAGGTAATCATGAATTTAGAGGGAAGGAGCTGATAAAATGATAAACGGAAGGCTGACTGTAAACGATGTAGCACGCGAGTTAAAAATCTCACCAACTACTATTCACCGATGGTATCTGTGGTGGGATAGCGCTCTTGAAAAGCCTGAAGGATTATATCTGCCGCCATACGAAAGAACCGACGGCAGAAAGATAAAGACCTTCGATCCTAAAGATATTGAACACTTCAAAAGATTTCAAAAGAATCTACCACGTGGCGCTATGGCAGAGTTCAATGCCACTTATGTATGGGGTAAAAGAGGTCAGAGCGCTCTTGACAAAAAAGGCATATCGAAAGCTGAAGTGAAAAAAATTATACGGGATGCCAGAAAGGACATCTGACTTTACAGATACACGGATTCTTCTATATATTATGTATCAAGGTAAGGGAGGGATTCGCATTGAATAAGGTAGAAAGTAGAGTTTCAG